AATGCGTGGGGCGCGATCAAGGGATTCTTTGAGGGCGCGGCTCCTGTTGTGAAAGAGATCGCTACGACTGCCTGGGAGAATGCTAAGACATTCGCATCGAATGCGTGGGGCGCGATCAAGGGATTCTTCGAGGGAGCTGCTCCTACAGTGAAAGAGATCGCTACGACAGCATGGGATAATGCTAAGACAGCAGCATCAACCATATGGAATGGCATCAAGGATATATGGGAAGGGCTTCCGCCTTCCGTGAAAAGCATAGCGACGACTGTATGGGACAAGGCGAAGACAGCAGCGACGACAGCATGGGACACTCTGAAGAAGGCATGGGAAGGCACTGCTCCGGTCGTCAAGAAGATCGCTACAACTGCATGGGACAATGCTAAGAAGGCCGCATCCGAAACGTGGGACAAGCTGAAGAAAGTATGGGAAGGCGCTGCTCCGGTCGTAAAGGAGATAGCGACTACTGCATGGGATAACGCGAAAACGGCTGCATCGACTGCCTGGAAGGCAATCAAGGGCTTCTTCGAAGGGGCCGCTCCTGTTGTCAAGGAAATCGCGACTACTGCATGGGATAATGCCAAAACGGCTGCGTCTACCGCGTGGGATGCGATATGCGGATTCTTCAAGGGCGATTTCCCATTCCCTGATGTAGGTAAGATAGCAAAAGAGGCATTCGGAAAGGTCAAGAAATGGGGCGAGGATGCCTGGGACGCAATATGCGGATTCTTCTCTGGGAAGAAGAAGGGCAAGGTCGATACAAAGGCCCTTGATGAGCTGGATGAAGGCGTAACAGGAACGACGGAGAAGATCTCCGCAACGGTCAAGAATACGACGCTGAAGATCTCCGCTGTCGATACAAACGCGATCGACACTGCGAACAATCACACGATCAGGGTGATGGGACAGCTGAAGAGCAATGTGACGAACACAAAGCTGAAGCTCTCAAAGGTCGATACCTCTTCCATGGATACGGCTAAAACGACTGCATCGAGTGCGGCGAGGAGTATCAAGAGCTCTATCAACAACATGAACCTGTCGATTCCCTCCATTGGGACATCTGCCATAACTCGCGCAAAGAACGCTGTCGACGGCCTGATCAGGAAGCTCCAGGGATCATACACAATGAAGATTGGGGCAAAGGTTCCGAACCTGGCTGTCCGGATGTCTACTACTTCCGGATCCAACGGCTCCAGCGTCACAGTCCCGCATGTCTACAACAACGGCTACAGCTGGTATGACAAAGGCGGCGTCTTCTACGATCCGGCTGTCATCGGTGTCGCTGAGAAGCGTCCGGAGTTCGTCGGAGCCCTGGATGATCTGCGCAAGATCGTCAGACAGGAAGCCGGAGGGAACTACGGAAGCGTAACAATCAACATCTATCCGAGAGACAATCAGAGTGCGAAGAGCATTGCCGACGAAGTTGAAACGCGCTTGAACCAGAAGCTCATGAGAAGGGAGGCTGCATTTGCATAAACTGATTTACAACGGAGTCGATCTGTATGATCACTTCAAATGTCTAGTCTATGGAGACAACCAGCTCCCTACTCCTGAGCGTGATGTGGAGAATATTACGATTCCGGGAAGGAATGGCGATCTTCACAAATCGCAGGACCGCTTCCGTAACCAGGAGATCCCATACAACGCGAAGATAGCAGACGATTGCTTCAACAATTACGATGCGATGAGAGCATTCCTGATGTCAGGAAGCGGATACAAAGAACTGTACGACAGCAAAAGCCCGGACTACTTCAGGCTGGCAGTTCCTGTAGGGATGCAGAATCCTGAAGTAGCGAAGATGAAGCTGTGGATCACTTTCAGCCTGGTATTCGACGTGGATCCGCGTCGGTTTCTCCGGGAAGGGAAGCGGAAGATCACTCTCACAGCGTCCGGGAAGATAAAATCGCCGGTCCTTTACGGCTCCAACCCGCTGATCAGAATGTACGGGACCGGGTCCATGCTGATAAATGACCAGCTGATCGAGGTGACAAGCAATGTGTCGACCGGAATCCTGCTGGACTGTGACAGCATGAACGCGGAGGCGAGCGGAATGAATGCCAATTCTGCCGTAAAGCTTCCGATCGGAAAGATAACGATTCCGGCCGGTGTGAGTTCGATCGGGATCAACGGACTGAGCAAGGTTGAAATAGTTCCGAGGTGGTGGACGATATGACGCCTATTCTTTTCGAAAAGACGGAAACAAAATTCGATACGAACGGGCTCGGACGTCTGTCTGATGCGATCTCTTGCAAAGTCCCGGAAGAGCGGAACGGCATGTATGAGCTTGAGATGGAGTATCCGATAGACGGAGTCCTTTTCTCAGAGATCAAGTACGGACGGTATATCTACGCAGTTCCGTCATTCGGAGCTGACCCTCAGGCCTTCGAGATCTACAAGATCACGAAGCCGATAGACGGGATCATTACCGTAAATGCTCAGCACATTTCCTATCAGCTCTCCCTCATTCCGGCTATGCCATTTGCGGCCACAAGCTGTTCAGACGCGTTCGTTCAGATGAAGAAGAGTGCGGTCGAAAGCTGTCCATTCTCCTTTGAAACGGACAAAGTAGTGAGCGCCAACATGAATGTGAAGGTTCCTACTTCCATGCGGTCGCTCCTGGCCGGGCAGGAAGGTTCCATCCTGGACGTGTACGGTACTGGAGAGTACCTGTTCGACATGTACAAGGTCAAGCTTCTGCTTCACAGGGGCGAAACGAAGAATGTGACGATCCGGTACGGGAAGAATCTCACTGATCTGAGGCAGGAAGAGAGCATCGAGAACACGATTACCGGTATCGTTCCGTACTGGCTTGGAACGGAAGAAGGCTCTGACATACAGAAGGTCGTTACACTGGATCAGAAAGTAGTTCAGTCAGAATATGCGGACAAGTTCCCGTATCACAGGACGGTTCCGGTCGACTTTTCCTCCAGCTTCCAGACTCCGCCCACGCAGGATCAGCTCCTCGCGAAGGCCAAATCATATATCGAGAATAACGACATCGGGGTCCCGAAGGTCAACCTGGAAGTGTCCTTTGTCAATCTGGCCGATACGGATGAATATCGAGGCTTAGTTGACGAAGACATTCGGCTGTGCGATACGGTCAAGGTCTACTATGAAAAGCTCGGAATCTCAGCTACGGCGAAGGTGATACAGACTACCTGGGATGTGCTCGCTGACCGGTATGAATCAATACAGCTCGGCGATGCAAGATCTACGCTCTCCAGCACTCTTGCAGAACGGACGCAGAATCTGCAGGACCAGATATCACAGTCACGTTCAGAGGCAAGCATCCAGGTTGAGAAGGCAAAGACAGCTGCATCCGACATGATCAAAGATATGAAGAACCTGACCGGTCATGCTTTCATTCACTACAATGAATCGGGGAATCCATATGAATTCATCGTAGCGGACAATGCGGACCTGTCGAAGGCAGTTAAGGTGTGGAGATGGAATGAGAGCGGACTGGCCTACTCCTCAACAGGATACAACGGAGATTATGGAGCAGTAGCAATCAATGCAAAAGGAGAGATAGTAGCAGACAGGATCCTTGCAGGGACGCTCACAGCAAACTTGATCAAAGCAGGAATTCTTTCAGATAAGGCTGGTAAGAATTCGTGGGATCTGGTAACTGGTGTATTCTCGTCGATCGGAACGATCACGAATTACTATTACAACAGCTCCATTGGAAAATATGTTTTTACCAGGATTACAAGAGGAGCTGTTCAGATTGGGACAAGTTCTGATGCAAAGGGAACTGAAGCATCTGTCATCGGAAGCGTCACGATCAACAAATATTACCAGAACAATGTCGGGTACAACAGCTTCGGTATCAGTTCGAAAAATCCGGTTTTCATTTCCTCGGATAGTACGGTCGGAATAGTCGGAGGAGGCCAGCTCTATGACGGAGGATCTGTCGTAAGCACTGGATTCGTTGAGTTTAAGTCGGATGGGCTCTACGGATATCTGCATGATGAGGATGGATATACCGGAGTTCTTAAGCTTGGAGACGGATCGATAGAGGTCAGGAATGGGATTATCGTCCAGTCTCTGGATACATACGGAGGATCTGGAAGCTGGAGCGGCGGAGGCGATGACGGCGGAGGAGAGATTATCGTTGAAGGGTAAGGAGGTATAAATGGACGCACAGCACATTATATTGAATCTGACTCCCGGAGGCGCTCCGGAAGTCGTTCATGTCTCACAGCTGGATCATGTGGCGAACGGCCTTGAGGTCGAGATCTATAAGGATGATGTAAAGCTCAGCCTGTCGGGGATGTCAGCGACGATCGAGGGAATGAAATCGGATGAGAAGATTTTCCAGTATTCCCACACTTCGATATCTTCTGATAAAGTCGTTTTCAACATCACGCAGCAGATGACAGCTGCAGCAGGGGACGCTATCTGTGAAGTCAGGCTGACGGATTCTTCCGGAAATGATGCCGGCACGGCAAACTTCATCCTGGCGGTAGAAAAGTCTCCGATCGAAGGAGGTGTCAGCTCCGCATCTGATCTGCCGGCTGTCTTTCAGAATATCGAGGATGCCAGGGAAGCCGCTTCAAGTGCGAAGGCCTCCGCGTCGGCTGCATCGTCTTCGGCGACAAAGGCGGCCAGCTCGGCAAGCTCCGCGTCTGGATCGGCATCGTCTGCATCTACATCGGCGAGCAATGCGAGCAAATCTGCAACGGCCGCGTCAAGTTCCGCATCAGCTGCAGCAGCATCGCAAAAGGCGGCAGCAAATTCGGCTACATCCGCGAGCGATTCAGCATCGGCGGCAAAGGGCAGCGCCTCAGCCGCGAAGACGTCCGAAGGCAATGCGGCGGCATCGCAGAAGGCAGCTGCAGGATCTGAAACAGCGGCAGCCACATCAGCACAGCAGGCGTCCGATTATAAGGACCAGGCAGCAGGCTATTCCGGAGCTGCATCATACAGCTTCGTTGTGGATAGTGAAGGGTACATGTGTCTCAATTATAAGGAGGAAACAAGTTGAGCGGATACAGAGACAGGTTAGGCAATCATCAGGACCATGCCCGTATCGCTGCAGCTCTGGAGGAGTCATCCGGCATCTATTCCGGCATGTCTTCCCTGGAGAAGCAGATCGCGCGGGCATTCGATGAAGCAAGGACAGGTAAGGTGTGGAAGACGCGGTTTTACAAGTACGCGACAAATACCACATCTGCCGGCACAAAGATGCTGGACAATGCAGGAATGGCGATTCCTACTCCGGCAACAGACAGCGTGGAAGGCGTAGATCCTTATCTGGACTATGGCGTCTTCAGATGGCAGCGATGCAATTACGTCCGCGATGATTCGGACGGATTCGCAAGGCCGACAGCACTGAAGGGATGGCCCGGGTATAAGGAAGCAGGCGCGGTAGATGTCGGAACGCTGAAGATGACATTCTACTGGAAGTATGAGGAAGGCGCGACGTATTACGATATCATTATGTCCGATACGCCTCATCCGGAGCTCGGTCTTGTTCCATGGTGCGATGCAGTCAAGATCGATGCGGACGGAAACAAGACGGTCATGCCGTATTTCATCGTGTCTGCCTTCAATTCGGTCACGGCATCGGATGGCCTGCTGAGATCACAGCCAGGGCCATCAGCATACAACCAGTCATACAATTCTCAGATCACGGACTACCAGAAGAAGGGAACCGGGTATTGGGGATCCAGAGCGTCCAGAAATACGCTGCAGATCATCTGGCTTGCGATCAAGTACGCCACAAAGAATTCTCAGAAGTATTTCTCCGGATGCACGAGTTTTGATGCGAGAGGCACGGTCGCAGTCGCTGAGACGGATGCAAGCCGAATCGTTATCACCAAGTCGACCTCATTCGAGCGGTACAACACAGTGTCCGTATCGAAGTCCGGGGCCGCGTCCAACATCGACAGACAGAGTGCGGATGCTTATGCTACGGCAAACCGGGTGCTGATCACATCGGTCGAGGATGTTACCATCAGCGGAACCACATACACAGCACTGAACATTGATGGGACGGTCACGACAACGGTAGGTGAAATTGTAACATCGTATCCTTGCCATTCCGGTATTACAGATAAGGTCATCGGACTGTATGATGGTGCTCCTGTCAGCTGCACAAACGGCAAGCATGGCTATCGTATCGGCGGAGTCGAATACATGAATGGTCAGGCAGTCATCGCGGCGGATACAGTAATGGAATTCCAGTCGGATTATTCCAAGAATGTATATGTCGCTGAAAGGCCTACGAAGCATGTAAAGGATGCTCATACAGGATATAAACTCATCGGAAACATTCTCCCTGGAGACTATTATCAGGGCGATACTCACCTTGATATGTCTACAGGAGGGCATAACGCGATGGCAAAAGGTGGCGGGGATTCCGTCGGGGTAGGCGATTACATCTGGGGCGGAGGCAACAACTCAGGACTCCGCGAGTACTACCAGGGCGGCTACCTCGGGCACGGCTCGCTCGCTGGCGCCTGCTCTGTCCGCTGCGGGTCTGGGCTCGGGTACTCGAACTGGGACTACGCGTCGTGCGATTGAGCCTCTCTGGGAGGGGTGAATTTTCCCGATAGGAAAAAGAGGGGTCTTCCCCTCAACAAATCTTTGCTTTTTTTATAGGGATTCAGGGAGCTGCGGCAACCTCAGGAACGGCTCGAACGCTGGCGCCTGCTATGTCAACTGCAGGAATGAGCTCGGGAACTCGAACTGGAACTACGCGTCGTGCAATTATTGCTATGTGGCTAAAGAAAATCTTTGCTCCCTGTTTCGGGCAATGCGCCTTCGGCATAGCCGACCTGTGCCACATGGTCTACGATCATCGCACAAAGTGAGCCGAAACACAGAGACGGGACTAGTAGCACAAGCCAAAATCCTGACCAAGCAACAATCGATATGAAGCGTGTCTGCAAAAATATAGATATCACCGATACAGAGCTCATAAAGAAGGGCATACAGAAGTGTCTGAAGAATAAGAGCAGGAACCAGATGAAGAGGCCGGATATCGCCCGCGTCTTCAAAGAATACAAGACAGTCGACGCGATAGCGGAGCGGATCTCCTGGGAGATCAGGACGGACAACATCGTCTTTCCTCCCATATCGTGGGAAGTGCGGCGGGACAAGTCGAACGGGAAGCTGAGGAATGTCGGAGTCGAGGATATCTGGCAGCAATTCTATGACAATCTGGTCTTTATCGCTCTTGAGGAGCTATCCGGGAGGATAGGCGAGTATCAATGCGCCTGCCTTCCGGGACGTGGTTCGAAGTGGGGGAAAGACATTATTGCCGGATGGATGGCAAAAGGTAACATCCGGGTAGTGCATCAGTATGACATTCTCCATAACTACCAGAGCACTACACGCGCAAATGTGATGGCCTTCCTTGAGAAGCATGTCAATAATCCTCTGCTCCTGCATGTGACTGATCTGCTCCTGCAGACGTCTGAAGGAGGGTTGATCATCGGGTCTGTCCTCTCAGTACTGCTCAATGCTCTGTACCTGTCGCAGATCTACCATTATATTATGGAAGATCTGTACCGGATCCGGAAGCATAAGGACGGGACGGTCGAGCGAATCAGGCTTGTCGAGCATACGATCTTCTTCGTTGATGACTTTGCAATCTACTGTACGTCAACCAAGAATGCGGAAATGGCGGACAAGCGGATCAGGAAGTATGCAGCAAGCCTCTGACTGATCCTGCACGATTATGTCCGGAAGACGGCAGTATCGGAAGATACCTATCAGGATATCATGGGATTCCGTATTTACCAGGATCATGTCACCATGAGGCATCGTGACTATGTGAAGGTAAAGCGGGCACTCAGACAGGTAGACGATCATATCACGATCAAGAACGCACGGAAGCTGGTATCACTGAATGGATTCATAAAGAATTCAGACAGCTATCGGTTCCGGAAGAAATATCACAGCAAGCGTATCCTGAAAAAAGCAAGGAGGTACATATCAAGATATGAGAGAAGCAAGATTCAGCGAGAAACAGCAGGCCGTAACGATCAGCAAGCCGGGGGATCTGACAATCGTGCAGATCGCAATCAATGAGAGGCCTGCAGATGTGGTCGACCCGCAGACGGGAGAGAAAACTGGAGAAGAATACGCCTACGATTGGAACGAATTCCAGGGAATAGATGGAACGGATTTCGATATTACGGAGATCCAGAAGAGCCCGGAGAAGTATCTGGATTTCACCGATCGGAAGAGCG